GCGATACTGCCGTGGCTTTCGATTGAACACTTGCAGACCGAACATTCCCACTCATTTCCCTTTCCAAGCCAGTCTATCCACTCCCCTGTCTTCGGCTCTGCGGATGGGAGCGATTCTAACCTCTTGACAACTTCCAAAAGGCTCTTGCTCGGACTAACTTCACAACAAAGAACGGCGTTGTGCATGTCCTTCGCCACGTCTATCGCTGCCTGTCTGCTAATTAAATCACTCATTTTTTCTACTCTCCATTTTAGCACCACAGTTAGGACAATAATTTGGTAACTTCATACCATATACAAATACATCAGTTTCATCCAACCCTGATTCTTCACCACAACAACTACAACAATAATCCCAACCTTGTTTTAATACCCAAACTCCTATCTTTGGCTCTGTATACAACGCTTCAATAGCGTTGTCAATGGCTTCCTCATAATTCCATAAATAATGATTATTCTGCTTTCCAATTTCAGATTTCAGTGATTCTAACCATCTAATAATTTCTACATTACTCATCATCAATCTAACATATCCTCATAATCTGGAAGTTCAATTTCATCATATTGAGCACCTTCACTAATAAATACTAAATCTAAATCTTCATACTTAATATTAATCATTTTGATTATCCTCACTCTCTTTAATATCTTCTAAATACTTATTTACTATAAATCTACAGAGTGGGCAAATACCATTATCATCTAAATCTTCTTTCAATCTATATTTTTCACAATATTTGCATCTTACCCACTCTGCATAACCTTTATCACTCATTCAATTTATACCTTTGTAATTCTTTTAACCATTCAAGCAATTGTTGATGGTCTTCAGCACATTCTATACAATTATTAGTAATAAGTTCTTTAATTTTTTCTTCTGTATGTTCAATTGCTTCTTCTAGAGAAATCATTTTTTATTTCACCTCATCTTCTGCACAAGCCTTTAGAAATACAGAATCTTCATCTCTATTAAGCATTTCACAAATTCCTATAATATACTCAATATCCTCAACTTCAGTAATAATCCCATCTGCCACCATATTAATCAAGTCATTAAGAGTACCTTCATGGCCTTCATAGGGAGTAAAATACCAAGACACTAATTTTCCATCTCTTTCAATTGCTACCTGATACGCAGAGTTAGTGAAGAACACATAACCAGAAGATTCATTGTAAGCAAGTTGTACATCTTCATCCCAGAAATCTTCCGGAAGACCACTCTTACCAAGAGCCATAAAGCACTTAATTGCTTTTTCTACTGCATCATTATCCATTTTAGAAATGTTCATAAGCATGTTTTCCATTATTCTTCCTCCTCTTCTTCATCTCTCTTCATAAGCTCATCATAGTCTTCATAACCAAGCCAATTAGCAATAGTTTCTCTTTCAAACCAGAAGAAATCATTAAGTTCCGTAATTGACATATCCTCTTCACTAGAATCTTCAAGCAAATCCATAATGATTCCAATTTCATCAATGTCTAAATCATCACAAGTATCTCTACCACCAGACCAAGAGTACTCATACTTGAATTCATACGGCGTGATTTCCATTGAAACTTTCATAATGTCCCTCTCTTTCAAATTAATTGACTATCTCTTACATTATGATTATATCATATATTCATATATTGTCAATACTTTATTAAATTTTTCTACAACTCTAATTCTTTAATTTCATCTAGCATACTTTGAACTCTTTTCAAATCAGCCATATTCCAATTCTTACCTTTTCTCTGATTTGTAGTTCCCCAACAATCAAATGCAGTATTACTCCACCTCTTACCACCATTTTTAAATTTCTTATCATTGGTTTTAGCTGAACACATTGGACATGAGCAATGAACTTTATTTTTAGAATAAGCGTGAATACTATCATAGTATTCTAGACCGTAAATATGATTAGAAATCCACTTTTTTCTAAGTGCTTTAGAATAATCTTTCTTTCTTCTTTCAGCTCTACTCATATCTTTTTCCATAATATATACCTCTCTTTTATTTAATTGCTAATTAATTATAACATACAACTAAAAATTGATAAATAAAAAAGGTAGAGAAATAAATCTCTACCTTTAAAATTATTAACTATGTTAATACAAATCTTATGCAGTAACAATCTTACCAGGAGCAAGAAGTGCCGCATTAAGAATCTTGCAATCATACATTGTTGACCAACCTTGGCTCATTCCGCCATCAGCAAATCCAAGAAGTTGTGTTGGAACAACAGGCATATAAGGAGCATATACACCAGCAGAAGCTTGCATTGCACCCTGATTTACACCAAGGATGAACTTGTTGCTTTCAATATTAGGTGTTACATAAACCTTAAGACCATTAAGTGTACCAGCAAAGTAAGGACCGTTAATGTCAGAAACTGATGCAGCCTGGAATCCAGGAACAAACATAAGAACAGGAAGAACATCAGCGTTTGTTAACATAAAGTTAGGAACGAATTTCTTTGTTCTCTTATAAATAACCTGTTTAAGTTCCTCAATTGTAGCCGCAAATGCTGCATAAGTATCTGCCAAGTTAACACCAATACCAGGAGTCTTAACGAAATCAGCAACTCCAGTTGGGTTATCAACTGCATATTCATCAGCAGCTTCAATAAGCATATTACAAACTTCAGTATCAATTTCATATGATAACTGACCTACAGCCTGTTCTGCAAGACCATCAGCTAAATCAAATCCATAGTCTGTCTTAGCTTGGAATGCAGCAATCTGTGAATAGAATACAGCGATTCTTCTAGCTTTAGCTTCAAGACCAATGTTCTTTAATTCAGCTTTAAGTGTTGGAAGTGTTTCCTGAGGAATAACTACATTGTCATATGTATAAGCAATCTTAGCTACATCACTAGCACTCTTTCCAGTTTTGAAAGAAGTCTGAGTAATAACACCTGTATCAGCGTTGATTGTAGCTGGGTGTGTATCATCAGCATTATCAACTTGGATACCATTTTCGTCTAACAGACGAACATTTGCAGCACCTTCCTTGAAAGCAACCGCAGTTGTACCAGAAGTAAATGTAGTTACAGGTTCTACAACAGCTTGTCCTGTGTAGTTAGGATCAGGAGTACCCAATTCCCAAATTCCATTAACAAGGTCGCCTTCGTTTGATTCGCCCTTAGTTGTGCCCTTTACATATTCAATGTAAGCAACATTACCAGTAATACTTGACATTGGTGATACAGCTACAAGGTCAAAAGCGATAAGGTTTGGAAGACCTACAGTTGTAAGAGCGATACAGAATTTCTTGTAATCACCCATAGCACTTCTTTGTGTTCCCATTGAAGAATCAAATGCTTCATTAAGGAACTTATTTACGTTGTCAAGACATTTTGCAACAGTAATTTTTCTAATTGAATCCATGCTTTCGCCATTATGTCTCTTTTGATATACAGCTTCAGCAAGTTGGATTCTCTTAGCATATTTTTCTAATAATATATTTGCCATTATATTCAGAATCCTTTTCGTATATTTTAATTAAATAATTCCAACATCTTCAAATCATAATCAGTAAGTTCATCCATTTCATTTCTTGGAGTTAACCCTCTATTAAGATTGGTTACTCTGACATTACCTTCTTTTAATGATTTTGAAGTGCTGAAAGGAAGTTTACTAACATTTAATTTATAGTCTCTCAATTCTTCACAAATAGAATCTATTTCACTAAACGAGAATTTTTCAGGAAGTTTATTTTTAATTTCTGCTGGTCTCACTCCAAGATTAGTAGCTTGAAGATTTATATATTTATCAACAGCATTTTTAGTAATCTTCTGATACTTTTCTAATAATTTATTTTGTCTATCAACTCTTTTATTTAGTTGTTCTTTAATTTGTGTAGAATCTTTTTCTAAAGAAGCATAATCTTCTTTAAGAGTTTCTAATTCGGTTTTTACAGAATCCCTTTCTTCTCTAGCAGAACTTAATTGTTCCGTTAGCTTTTTAACTTTCTGGGAATTCTTATTTACAGATTCATTTAACTTAGTAGATGAACCTTCAACCTTTTTAATTTTTTCTTTTAACGCATAATTTTCTTTATTCGTTTGAGATAATTTTGATAACTTAGATTTTAAAGTATCAACTTCTTCTATTAGTTTAGTTTCTTCTGCATGGCTGACTGATAACTTCTCTTGAAGTTCAATAATTTTTTGTTCTAATCTAATATTATGCTCTAACATCTCTTGTAGACTATCTACTTCTGATTTGATATTATCAACTTCTTCTGTAACGCCTGTCTCACTATATTTTAGCGTATTTTCATCTTTATTTTCTTTAATTTGAATGCCATATTTGCTACCATTATTTAAAATGAACTTATAAACTTTTCTCCAATCTGCTTCTTCACCATAAAATTCTTCATTTTCATACTCAGGAGAAAAATTTGCATCATTATACATATTTGAAGCAACTTGACAAACTTCCTCTAATATGTCTAGAGTTATCTCATCATTAGAAATATTTGAAATTACACTGTCAACTGATGATTGTTCTGCACTATTTAGTTCTGACCAATCTGAAGATAATGACTCTGAAACAGTGATAGTAACTTTTTTGTCACTATCTTTATCTTTATCTTTCTTATCAGAATCGTCTTTTCTTTCCTCTTGGTGCTGGACTTCATCAGCATCTTTATCTTCTTTATGAATATCTCTGCCTACTTGTTCTTCATTTAAAGATTCAGAAATATTATCTTCTTTATCAGTATCTTCAGTATCTATTGTATTCTTATCATCTTCAGCATCTATAGTAGCATCTATAGCATCACCAACATCATTTTTAATATTTTCATGCTGAATATCTTCTTCATTCATATCAATCCAAATTCTTGCATTCTTTTCTGTATTGAACACATAAGTTTCTTGGTTAATTTCACAGACAAATTTACCAGTATCTGGATCTTGAACTATATCAACGCCCTTATAAATATTAGGCTTATTTTCTGGCTCTGATTCCTCACCAAATAAGTCATCTATCTGACCGTCCATATCCATTTCAATGTCATCAGCAGATTCATCATCTAATATATCTTCATCATTATCTGGAGGATTTTCTAATACATCTTCTTCAGACTCATTATTATTTTCTGTATTTGATTCTAAATCATTAACAAAATCTTCATCTGGTTCAGGACCAGCTTCAGGCTGTTCAACATCATTATTAATTTCATCCCAAATACCTTCTCCTAAAAAGGTATGGAGAGATTCAGTCATAGTTTTTTTATGGTCTTCATCTGCTTTTTCAATTGCTTCTTGAAGTCTTGTTCTTAATGATTTTTTATATCTAGTCTTATCAAGTGATTCAGTAACATATTTTAATCTTGCTTCTTTAACAGCTGGAATTAATACAGCATCCCAACCTTCACAGTTATATGTGTCTGGGTCTACAGATTCATTACCATCAAAATCCTGAATTAAATCACCAGACCCTCTAGAACTAATCCCTATATTACATCCATAATCACACAATGTTTTTAATATTCTTCCATTTGGTGTATCAAGAATATTAAATACTGCTTGAAGCTTACCATCGCTATCCTTTTTTGGTAAGGCATCCATACAGATAGCAATTTTTTCCATATCTGTCTCTTCCCTATCTATTGGATGTCCAAGTTCTCCAAAACAGCACTTATTTTCTATTCTCTCTTTCATTATAGGGTTATTAAATACATTTTCCCACAGCTGAGCTGAATAAGCCCTACCGTTTCTTGTGGGATTAACAGTATCTGCCATAACTCCTACAAGTCTACCAAGAATTCCTCTTGATTTCATTTCCTCTGGACTTAATTTTTCATATTCAAATACACCTGTATTTAATGATTCTAGCATTTCTATTACCTATTTATTTATTCTCAATTTTAGATAAGTCTTCTTCAAACACTTTTCTAGGAGTTAGAATTCTTCCCTATAAATACTTTTCATTTCTTCTATCCTGCCACATCTTTTTAAGCTGTTTTCTTCTTCCAGCTTTCTTTTTTGCACGTTCTTTCTCAGCTTTAGAGACATAATACATTCTGTCTCTGCATTCTCTAACTATGCCTTCTTTAATACAATCTTTTTTAAACCTCTTAAAAGCTTGTTCAAAATTAGAAAACTTAGCTTCTTCCAACTCTTTTTTGCTTGAATAATTACTTGTATTTAATTTCTTTACATAAACTTTTGCCATATAAAAATTCACCGTCCTTTAGTTATCTTAAACAAAAATATATAATAATTTAGCATTATTCTGAAGTTTCTTCAAGAAATTTTAAATCTGTTTTAAATAAGTTTAACAATTCTCTACAAGGTATAATGTTCCCAGTTTCATAATAATTCTTAAAACAATCACATATTTCATTAAATCGTGCATTACCAAGAAAAAATGGGTCATTATCCAATGTCTTATTAAATAATAATATTTGAAGCTGTAGAGAACCTAATGTACAAAGAAGTTCCTTAGGCTCCAAATCATTTTCCTTTACTATATTTATATACAACTTACTATGATTACTATTATAACTTTTTCTTAATTTTTCATAAAAAGCTCTAATACTTAAATCAACATTATCATTTATTTTTCTAATAATGTCCAGTGAAGGTTCTTGATGTGTCATCATATATTTTATTTCTCTATCTACATCAATTCCTCTTTTTCGTAAATCAAATAACAATGTCATTGCATTTACTTTAGTTATCATTTAGTTATCTCACCACCTTACTATTCTACATTATCAACAGATATAAAATAACCTTCTGAATTTACAGTATATGTGCTTGCGTCTTCACTTGGACTTACTGTAATATAAACTACTTGACCATCATTATCATAACTAATTTTATTCTTTCCAGCTTTTTGTACATCTATACCTGCTTCAGAATAAACATTTATAATTTCACTAAGTAATTCTTTAGCACTACCTTGATAACTTACATCAAACCCACTACCAAAATCATCGTAACCATCAAGCTTATCAGATAAATTATTTAGTACAACACCTAAAGCATCTTCTCCCCAAGCCGCTTTACATATCTTCCTTGCGGCCTTTGGTGATAATTCTTCTTTTAAATCTAATGCCTCATATAATTCTTCTCTTATTTCCATTGTCTTACCTCTTCTTCAAATCATAAAGTGATTCTTATAACTCTTGACAAATTATAGTTCTCCTGTGAAGTCAAGTCCTCCACCTAAATCTGCTGGAGAGGGTAAATCATCCATGCTGGCGCCTTCATCGAAATCAGAAGCAAAATCATCTCCACCTAAGTCACCTAAATCACCGAGGTCATCTGAAAATAAATCACCACCATCAGATGAACCACCACCACCTAAATCACCTAAGTCACCAAGATCCATATCATCTCCACCTAAATCATTAGCTGCTTCTTCTTCAGCTGCCTCTTCAAGTGAAGTTATCTGTTCTTGAATTAACTCAATTACTTCTTGATTTGATATAACATTAGAAAGTAAAGATTTAAGAATTTTTAATTTTATAATAGGATCTTCAACACCATCTAACATTCTCAATACATCATCTACAAGACCTATTTCAGATGAAAGTGAATCTCTTTTGTCTAACTCTTCTTGTGTAACTGGGGCTTGCATCATAATAGTAAATTTATTTACATATGAATCAAGACCTCTATCTATAAGAAGTATGTTTACAGCATCTGTTAACGCTTGAATAATAGCTGTTTGAATTCTCTTTATAGTTTTTGCATATCTTGATGAAAGAATTGTTAAAGAAGTACCACCATTAAATCCAGTAGAATCATCAGTTTCACCAAAGAACTGTTTTGGAATCTTCCATGCTGCAAATAATTTATTCTTAAAATAATCTATATCTGCGATATCTCTAATATTAACATCTCCACCAACCTGTTGTGTATTTATTGCACCAACACCAGATTTTGTAGGAACATAAATTGTATTTTCCATAGCACCTGGATTTACATATTCACTCATAACATTGCCAGTATCTATAGAAGATTTTTGTTCAACTAGAGATTTAATTCTTTGAAGTCTTTCTCTAACTTTATCTTTTGGCATATCAGCTACTTCAACTTCAATGATTCTAAGGAGTGCCGATTTAGTAATTCTGTTAAGGAGCAAAGCGTTTTCTAACAACATATTTTCACGCCATATTTTATAAGAATTATACAGCACTGATTGACCTCTTCTTACAGAATAAACATAGGCACCTTCGTCAGAAGTATAATCATTGAATATTTGAACTTGTTCTGGAAATCTTGGAGTATCATCTTGAAGAGATGCATGAACAAAACTTACAGCATTATAAATATTAACATCATTTCTTCTTAATCTGTAAGTATAGAAATTAGTAAACATATTGTTATTATCTGTATCTAACTTAGGAACTGAATTTGTTTTTATATATGCATAGCTCTTACCAAATTTAGTAAGTTCAAACATTTCAGCCGGATTAGGTACCATCTCAATATAGTTTACTAACTTATCATCATTTTTATAATACTTAATTATTACATCTTCATCAAGTTTTTCTTTTTCTTCTACTTCAGATTCCTGGGCCTTTTCAAATTTTTCATTTAATATATTTTTATCTTTTTCTTTTAATAAATTATCTTCAAAATCTGATTCTCTAAACAATCTTAAATATACGTCACCATATTTGCAAAGAGAATAAACCCATTGATATACATACTTATCTACATTTAAACTATTGAGTAAGAATGTTACATATCTTAAAATTTTTGGATCACTAGATTCAGCCCAGACCATATCACCATTTTCATTTGTTTCAGTAGCATCCTCTGCATAAGTTTCAAGAACTGCTGAAACTGTAGAGTCCTGAGCCATAGTATCTAAAGTCTCATATAAAGTTTCTCTATTATTTGTTATTTGAGTAAATGCATTTATTTTTGTAATGTCTACAGCGGCAGATTCACCACCTTGAACTATAGAATCATAAAATGCATCATCTGTATCTACACCTATTTGGGTTTCTGGTATTGTAACCGGATTTATTTTATGTCCTAAATCAGGTGACTCATCTTGATACATATTTTTTGTGTTTAAACTATCTGTCATTAACTACCTCATATGATTATGCCATCATATATAAGCATATTGTCATAACTATTATTACTTATTGGTTTTCCTACACCCATGTGAGAAAATGAATCTTCATGAAAAGCCTTTGTAGCTTTTTTTAATTCTTCTTCAAATGACACTGTTACCTGTTGCTGAGTAGGGTCTAAATCAGAACTCTCTGCAGCTTCTAACAACGCATCAATAGTATCACCATATTCAAAATCATATTCTTCAGCATGTTGTGAAGCATTCCATATGCTACCACATAATGCATCAGCACTGTCCTTTGAATTTATCCCACTAGGAGTGTGGTCTATTTTACCATTATTATTATTTCTTTCTAACCCTATTAGCTCTTCAGTTAATAAGTTATTATTAAATAATTTTATTCTTTCTTCATATATAGTATTTTTTAAATACTGATATGGTAAACATATTCTATCTGTAACTCTATCTACAGATATAACTTTTGTTTCAAATCCTCTTGCTATCAATTGTTGATTCAAATCAGCAGACTGGAAAGTATCGAATGAAACTCCTTTTATATTAAACCCCTGTTCTCTTAACCAGTATATAAACTGTCTATTCTTTTCAAAACTTATTTGATACCCCTTTGGGGCTTTTATAGAAACAACGAATGCAGGTTGATAAAATAACTCTTTAGAAGGAGGCTGACCCTCAACTGGTGGTTTCTTTCCTACTATCCATGTACCAGCAATACCAGTTTTATCCCCAGTAATAGACATATCAAGATGTATATATAAAGGTTTATATAAATATTCCTGAGGTAATTTAGATATATCAAAATAATCATAATATTGATTATTATCATCAGGCCCATTGCCTATTTCTAAAATCTCACTAGAAAATGGGTTCTGTAACAAGTCATCTTTTACAGCCGCTATTCTAGGCCCAGAAATGTATCTACTTGAACTTGTAGTTGAAAGACCAGCTATATCAGTAAGTGCTATATCTATATCATCTATAAAGTTCTCATAGTAACCTATTGGAACTTCTAAAATATTAAACCCTCTATCTCTATAAATCTGTTCATCTTTTTCTGAACAATCCAATGGCAGAACTTCTGAAGATAGAAATTTATTTCCTACAGCAACTTTAAATTTTTTATCACTATATTTATCTTCTCTGATAACCCATTGTGGTTCATCTACAACTAAAGTTGTTTTACTCTCATTCTGCTTTTTAGTTTGAATAAAAGTTTCCATGTAAGATTGTTCTGTTCTCTTTGAAGAAGCAAGAACTAATATTGTTGGATTTTTATCTCCCTTCATAAATCTTGATTGCATTCTTGCAGATGCAGCACTAACTAATGCTCTTGCTTTTTCTTTTTGTGTTTCAACATCTTGATTCTTTTGAAAAGATATTTCATCAAAAAATGCAAAAAACACAGCACGTCCAATAATATGAGCAGTTAAAGAACCAGCAATAAGTTCAATTCTTTTAGTGGGTGACCACTCTTTATATACTGTACCAGATAATATGCCATGGTCAAGAAACCATGGAGAAGTCTGTAAAAGTTGTTGCATCTTATCCCAAGCAACACCTTTAGAAGCATCCAAAGTAATATTCATAAAAGCAAAAGAAATCTTATCAATAGGCTGTAACCCGTAATAAATATAAGGATCCTTTAAACAAAGCATTCTATATAATTCATAAAGACCTACAAGAACAGCCATAAAAGACTTACCAAGACCAATAGCACCAGTTAAAGCTAATGTATTATACTTTGCTGGCTGTAGAGGGTTTGGGAATATCTTTTTTAAAGTATCTTCCCAATAAGGGAATACAGTAAACTTACCATCGTCATTAATAAGACCTTTACCTAAATATTTAGGGTCTCTTAAAAATGTTTCAATGTCTACTGGAACTTCATCATAATCTTTTAATATCAATTCATTATATGAATTTGAAGTTCCAGTAG